AAGCGTCAGGATTATCGGCTCCAAGCAACCACAACCGCTCACCGCCCGGCAAATCACAACGCAACTCAGCCTCGTTAAACTTAACCCCCGGTATACCGCCGGCATACTCGCGCAGCATCTGCCACGCAATACGCTTTGCGGCGCCATACGTCGGCGCAATATAAGCTCCCTGCGCGTTCCGATGCGGACACTCCAGAACCTCGCGCAGCAGCCAATTAATCGCCATGACGGTCTTGCCAAAACGTCTGTGGCAAACCGCTACATTAAAGCGCTTTGACCTTTCATGGAACTCATGCTGAAGATGCCGCGGAGAGTAAGGAATGAGATGCGTGGCTGCGCCTGCCAGGGGATCAATCGCCTCAACTCCCATCGTCACCTCCCCTGAAAAACATCAACAGCACACGCCGATCACCATTATGACTGGTCGCGCAATGCTCCTCGACATGATCCCAATACCAGAGATCGCAATAATGATGGATGGGCCTGTCCATCTCCTCGCGAAAATAAAACCCGCCGCCGGTAAACTGCTCAGGCGGCGTCAGCAATACGCTGGCCGAGAATTTGTTCCAGCCCCGCGTCCCGCCGTGCTTGTTACCCAGATCAGTGTGCCAAGGATGACCCTCAGATCGAGCCTCGATGCGGACATAAGAAGGACTGCCGAGATCGATGTCAATTTTTGTCCTTAAAATGCCCACCAATCGCGAGATCAGGGGTTCTTCAAATGTCCTGTATTCAATATCCCGGCTAAGCGCGTAAGCCTCGGATGCGCTCAGAACGCCAGGTAAACAATCACGCAACCAGCTTACCACCCAAGCGGCGCCCGCCACCACCAGCCGTGGCACGCTGGGCAGCGCGGTGAGACGCATCAGAGGGGGTTGCCGGCTTCACGGTAACCTCAGTAGTCAAAACCTCTTCCGGTGCACTAGGAGTACGCGCAGCGGCTCGGCGTTTGCGCGCAGGGGCCTTCTTGGCGGCCGTCTGTTTTAGAGCCTTAGCCATGTCATCATCCCTCTACGTTAAAAGACTGTTGCGCGAACGATTGCCCGCCTTTGACTGAACGCGCAAATTATTCCGGGGATTGCGATCCCGGCGATCAATATCCTTGCCACCACCCTTACGAACCTGACCGGCACGGCGCTTCTTCTGCTTTGGCCGCGAATGATAATTGCGATACTCAGAACCATAATCACGCGCCATCCTGATCTCCTGCGTCCAACTGCCGATGGCCGGCATCAATTTGAGCCTGGACCGGAGCCGACGTTAAGTGTGGAATTTCTAAATCAGATCCGACAGGGTCTTCAAATGCGGCATCATATGAAGCCCATTTGAGATCGGGGTGAGTGGACATAAATTCTCCTGGGAAATTCTCCTCACAATTGAGCCGTGGACCCATCAATACCTCAACTACGGCGCGATAGCCGGGGTACCCCCCCTACCCACAGTTGTAGGCAGAACTATTTTTTTCAACAAAAACAATATGTTAACTCGGTCAGGCTGGTCGAGTGGAGGGCGCGGCTCCAGGGAGGATAGACCGCAGCCCTCCACTCTAGCCGCAGCCTCAGCCCAAGGCGCAGCGTCCACTGTCCAATAATATCAATTGGTTACACGTTGTTGATGACGACACTGACGCCGCGCAGCCCGTCAATCACCTGAACGCATAATTTGGCTACCAATCTTTCTTTGGTGAGATCGCCGCACCCACTATTCAATGATATCAATGGGTTACATTGCTAACGCGCATAAGATGTATTATGGTAAATTCATCCTGATATCCAGCGTAAGTCATTGATATCATTGGACAATCAGGCAATCGCCCTACTGTTAACATGGTCTTGAGTAGGTCGAGCGCGACAAGGTGCAACAATCTCTTCTAGTCCAACGCTCTTTCAGCCACTTCAGGAGGCCCGGACAGGGAATTGCAGATCAAGCGCTGGCGCATATCAGCCAGCACCTGCTCGGCGCAAGCCACTACATCTCCAGTCCGATCATCGTCCCGATCATGCAATTCAATAAACTCCCAGAGCAACTCGTGTAGCTTAAGAACATAAGCCTCTTTCTTAGTATACGCTGGCTCGACCATGCCATTCTCCCATTACGCTTCACCAGCCACCTTGGCATCAGCAAGTCCCATCTCTTCTGCCACCTCCTCAAGTGCGGCGGCTCCAGTCGCCTCTCTCTCCGGCGGCGGTTGAGGTTTCTCCCAACCGATGATGACCGGCCCCGTCGCCTTGACCTCAGACTTATCGCTGAACCTCTTATCAATGCGCGTCAGCCTTGCATTGGCTTGGTGGCCCATATTATTCGCCGCAGTGATCATCGCCTGTGCCATTTTAGGATCAACGCCACTCGGTAGCTTGCCCGACATGATCTTGCGTTGGGTATCGACGGCCTCATCGGCTTGGAGCAACGTGCCTCTGATCCTGGCGCGATGCATTTGCTCATCAAGATCATCATCGACCCGCAACCACGACATCAGCGAGCGCAGCGATGGCATATGCATCAACTTACAAAGCGCGGTGAGGGTCTGGCCCGCACTCACGCGATCAATCAACTCCTCGATCATCTGCTCTGTGCGAACGGTCGGTCGGCCCATGATCACCTCAAAAAAATGGACCGGGTTTGACGCCGGTCCAGTTGCAACAGAAAACTCAAGAAGGTTGTCTCGGACAGGAAGTCCAAGATAAGGGAGGACACTACGTTCATGTGACATCAACTGTCAACAGCGATAAAATCGGACCAGTCCGGTAAGGGCGAGACGCAACGCAACCATTCCCTCCAGATCAGGACGCCGTGCACTGGACACAGCGCTCCAGCTACCCGCCGTCTCTCCTCTCCCGGCGCAATGCTCCACCAAATCAGCTAACGGCATCCCTACGGCCCTCAGAGCCTGTTTAACCGCCTGTCTAGCTTTAGCCTGTCGATACGCTGCGCCATCCGACTGCTCTCCCCCTCGCACCGCATCGAGATCGACGGCCGCGGGTACTGGGGCCAAGCTGGCGCGATGAAACTGTGATGCGAATATATTAGCAGCCTGGTGTTGCCTCGGCGAGATGCTGTTACGCGCAAAATATGTGTCGATCGGATTACTCGCCACATTGCGAATTGTGTTAACACCATCCCTCGACGTCGGGACAACCTTGAATGAACCATGCTTGAGCCGCTCACTTGGCCCCCGGTTGAGATCGCCAACTGGGCTATTCTTTTTTCTTTTACTCTTTCTCTTCATCACATAATCCGCTTCCGCTGGGTCTTAATCACATAACTACCCCCCCCCTTAAGGGGGGGGGGGGGGTAATATGTGATAAATCTGGCCTGTATGTGATCACATATTATGTTATGTGATTTATTATGTGATCCATGTGTACCCACCAATTTGATTAATTCTCCCTGCTTTTATGAGACCTCTGACCGCATTGTCGAAGAGGGTTGAGCGGTGACCACTATCGGCATCAATGGCGGGCAGTGCCATCGTTTTAAACGCCTCATCAGTGACGCATTTGACGAATGGATAGCCATCACTGGGCATCCTGCTCGCCCCTTTCAACACTAAAAGCGCCTTCAGCGCGGTATATACCGGCCGCTGATGCTTGCCGCGTGGCTCGCTCCTGTCCTCAGCCGCCGCGGTACTGCGCGCTTCACCAGCCTCCTCTCCATCGACATGATTGACGGTACAGGTGGTGACTTCATACCCATCGCTATCCACGCCAACGGTCTGGCTTTCTAAGCTGAAGCAATGCATTTTACCGCTCTCGCCGTCTCTCTGTTTAAGTACCTCGGCCTGACTGAAATCGGTGCCGGCGAGCAGCGTCAGTTGGATTTCGGTGTTGACCGCTGCGAGCAGACTGGAATGGCCGCGAAGACCCTTCGCCACATCCTTTCCGCTGTGGTGCACGATGAGAAGGAAGCACCCGAGTGCTTTCCAGATACGATCGGCATTGGCGACTAATGCCCCCATATCCTCTGGCGCATTTTCGTTGCCGCCAGCCATAGCTCTGTTCAGCGTGTCGATGACGACCAGTTTGGTTGGCTGGCCCCACTTCTTTTGGAACTGCTCGATATCAGCAATGATCCGATCAACCTCACTCTCCGATCCCCTGACCAACAGATCGAGTGGATCGCTGGTCACCTCGAATGGGTGCTGATCAAGTGATGTGATTTCGTGTTCTTGGCACCATTTGAGGCAGCGGTTGTCAAACAGCCGACCGCCTTCCAGCGCAAAGTAGACCACACCGCCGTGCTTGGTTTGTTGTGTCTTATATCCCTTACCACACGCGATGCTGAGTGCCGCATCCAGCGTCCAGAACGTCTTGCCTGATCCAGGCTGTCCGTATATGGCGCCCATTCCCTCTCCGGGGAACAGGTCTCTGATCGTCCAGTTGGCCTCAAGTTCATATTTCATCTGAGACAGGTTGCGATACTGTCGGCCGCTGGTGGTGCTGGTGGCCTCACCCGCAAGTGTAAGATCGTATATACGTTTGATGTCTTGCGGGTGCTGCTGCATCCAGTCAACGATGTCGGCTTTGTCACGCATGCCCTGACACAGTGGACTGATGATAGTATATGTCGCCACGCCCTGGAGTGCCTCGGCTACCTTTGCGGCATGCTTGGCGCCTGGCTCATCGTTGTCGGGGATGATGATGACGCGCTTGCCGGCGAAGTATGGCGTCAGCTCAGGTTGCCACAGACTTGATCCACCCGGATTGGTGGTGGCTGGGTATCCGGCACCGAGCATCGCGTCCGCCGCTTGCTCACCCTCGACAATGAACACCGTTGGCTGGTCGTGCACGAGGTGCCAGTTGTAAGGTATTCGCGGGATATCTTTCATCCCAGGAATAAAGGTTCCCGATCCGTTCGCTCTGAATTGGCGGAAGGTCTTGTCGCCGTCCTTATCTGGGTCCGGCATGCGGTGGATGTAGTATTTGATCTCGCCGGCAGCGTCCCTATAAATGTGGATACGCGGGTTCATCCAGTCTGAACTGAAGGCTTTGATGCGCTCTTCCGGCACATATTCCGATCGCTCTTGCATCTTGCCCTCCCGCGCAAATCCAGCCCTGATCTCCTTGTACTCACATCCCGCATAGCAATGCAGCAGCAGCCCCTTGTCGCCGTCTGCGATATTGCAGGATGG